CGGCGGCACCGCTGAAGCCTACGGCTTTGACGTGAGCGAAGCCCCGGCTGCCGCAGCCAAGACCGGCACCGACGACCAAGAGATCAGCTGGTAATCCCCATGCCTGCCAAAACACCACGCACGGCAGCCGCGCGCAAGCGCAAGGTAGTCGCCACCATTGAGCCCGACCGCTTCAACGCGGCGGGCCAAAAAATCGTTAAGCTGCAGAAGACCCGCAGCCACCAGAAATACCTGCTCAAGGACGGCACGCAAGTCCCCGGCGCCAGCACCATCGCCAAGATCGGCGATGACGGCTCCTCGCTCATTCATTGGGCGTGGGACTTGGGCAGCCGCGGCCTCGACTACCGGAAAGTGCGCGACCAAGCCGCTGACATCGGCACGGTTTGCCACTTTATGATTGAGTGCTTTCTGCACGGCCACGAAGCCGACCTGAGCGAGTTCTCCGCGGCCGACATCGAAAAGGCCACCATTGCCTTCGGCAACTTCCGCCGCTGGTGGGACAACGAAGGCTTCACCATCTTGGAGCCAGAGGTCCAGCTGGTCAGCGAGCAGCACATGTTTGGTGGCACCATCGATGCCCCTAGCCGGGACAAGGACGGCAAGATCGTCCTCCTCGACTGGAAGACATCCAAGGGCATCTGGCCCGCGCACCGCTTCCAGCTGGCCGCCTACGAGCAGCTCTGGAACGAGAACCGGCCCGACATGAAGATCCAACGCCGCGGCATAGTGCGCATCGGCAAGGAGTCGCCAGACGACTTTGAGATCGCCTGGATGTTCTCAGCCGAGCCGGCGTGGAAGGTCTTCCAGAAACGTCTGGAACTTTACTACACGCAGCTGGAGTACAAAAAAGCAGCCTAACATGAAACGCCCCGCCCGCCGCTTCGTTGTGCGCGAAGGAACTTTCGGCCTTGCCGTTGAATTCTTCGCCGGCACCCCTCAGAGCACAGCGTTGCGGCGGTGCGTGGCGATTTTGCAGCTTGATCCCAATGACCCTGACAACGCCCCAGACGAGGGCGATGCCGCTTGGGCGATGTGCTTCAACAGCCATGCCGTCATCTGGATTGAGGATGCAGACGACATCGGCTCGCTCGTCCATGAGTTGTATCACGTCACTGCCCACGTCCTGCGCCACATCGTCAGTAACGACGAGGAGACCGGCGCCTACATCCAATCTTACCTTTTCCGCGAAGCCCTCCTTCGCCTCCAAAAAAAACCAAAAAACCAACAATGAAAAAAGGACTATACGCAAACATCAACGCCAAGCAGGCCCGGATCGCCGCCGGAAGCGGTGAACGCATGCGCAAGCCCGGATCTGCCGGCGCGCCAACCGCCAAAGCGTTCCGCGCATCCGCCAAGACCGCCAAGACCCGCCGATAGCGTGAAAGCCGTCTTAAAGTTCAACCTGCCGGAAGAACAGCATGAGCACCGCGTGGCCATCGACGGCTGGCAGTGGAAGTGTGTCGTTGGCGACATCGCCGACAGGCTTCTCAGCGCATTGAAACACGACGACGACCTCACGCCGGAAACCGCCGCATGCTTGGAAAAACTTCGGGAAGAAATTTTCCGACTGCTGGAAGACCGCAACCTAAACCTTTACGACGAATGAGCGCAGGCAAAGGCGACCGCCCGCGAGCGGTAAATGGCGACCTCTATCGCCGCAACTTCGACCACGCATTCCGCAAGCCGTATCCCTCATGGATATGCGCCGAGTGCGGCCGCAAGCACGGCCGGCGCCCCGAGGGCAACCCCTTGGGCGCAACCTGGCACATTGACACCTGCGGGGTCTGCGGAACGGGTGGCGTCGAGGTTACTGAGTGCCGGGACTTCGGCCACCTGCGGGAAGGGTGGGACGAATGAGCAGCGAGCTTTGGAAGTCCCGAGACCGTTGTTGGAGGCTCGCCCGCGAGCGCAACCACTGGAAGCGCGAATGCCTTGAGCAATGCAAGCTCCTCGCCATGTCCGCCGACCGCGAGGAGAAGCTGCGCTCGCAAATCGCCGCTCTCAAATCTGAAATTTCAAATTTCAAATCCTCATGACTTTCACGCCCCTCCTCATCACAACGGTCTGCTACATCATCACCGCCGCCGGCTTCTACCGCGAGGGCAACATGGGCCTATCAATCGCATTCCTTGGCTACAGTTTTGCCAATTTTGGCTTCCTCTACATCTGCGTTGCCGGCCAACCCTGACTTTTATGACTAAACCCCGAGATATGTACGACCTAAGCATCGAGCCGACTGACCCGCCGGAGGTCAAGACTCTGCTCAAGCAGGCCCGAGCCGCAGTGCAGGAGGCTTGCAAGCTACGCAGCACCTGCAAGGTCTCAAAGCTCGCCAAGGCGTTTTCCGAACGAAAAGCACGCCGATGAATTTAACTGACGGCATCAAAGGTTCTGCAACGGTTACGGCGGCTATGTGGTGTAGCCTACGCCAACCGAGAAAACGTGGTGTGTACCAGCGGGAGGGCTTGCAGCTAACTCCCGCGCCGTCTCATTTGCGATGATCCACGAATTCCAGCGCATCGTGCCGGTCGAGACCCCGGTCGGCTACGGCAGCCTGCTGTACGTTGAGTCCGGCGGCCCGCTGTCGAACGACATCTTCGCCGTAGTCCTCGAGGACGGCGGGCGCATCCGGCACTTCCGCTCGGATCAAGTGACGGTTCTGGAAAACCCCACGATGGACATCGTGGGAACGAATTTTAAAGCGCCGGCGAGGCATTCAACAAAACAGGTCTCTGGGAGGGTTCCTGTGCGCTAACCCGCCGGCGCTTTAGATCCTCCTTTAGTGCAACTTAACGAACACCAGCGCCGCTTCACGCCGTCCGATCATCCGGTCATGGTCCTCGACCACGACTACTTGGCGTCTGTTGATGCTGAAACCGGCTGGAACTATCTAAAAAAGCGCGAAGAACTCATCGCGCGAGAGGCATCCGACCCATTTCGCAACGGATACATTCCTCCGGTGTGGCGCCGCGCCTCCGAACTCCTCGAAAAACACCGCGAGTTGCTTGTCATGGGCGGAAACCGCTCAGGAAAAACCGAGTGGGCGGCCAAGGAGGTCATCAAGACCATGTACAGCAAGCCCGGAGCGGTTGTGTGGTGCTTTCAGACTACCGCGCCCAACTCCATTGAGCTGCAGCAGCCCCGCATCTGGAAATATATGCCGCCGGAGTGGCGAAATGCTCGCAAGGGCCAGGTCACGAACATCACCTACAGCGTCAAAGGCGGTTTTACCGAGGCAAAATTCGTTGCGCCGAATCAAGCCGTCTGCATATTCCGCAATTACGCCCAAGACCCATCCACGATTGAAGGCGGCGAGATTGATGCCTGCTGGTGCGACGAGCTGGTGCCGCTCGATGTCCTTGAAACCCTCCGGTTCCGCCTCGTTGACCGCAACGGCAAGCTCATGGTCACCTTTACGCCGGTGCAGGGCTGGTCGCCGACCGTGGCCGACTACTTGAACGGCGCCAAGGCAATCCATGAGGTGGACGCCGAGCTGCTTGCGCGCAAAGACGTTGACGGCCAGGTTGTCGGCTACGAGCAGGTGCCGGTTGAGCAAATCAACCCCAAGGGCCGCCCGGTTCTCTACTTTCACACCCAGTCAAACCCTTGGGCCGGCTGGTCCCGCATGAAGCGCGAGCTGCAGAGCGAGACCCGCGAGAAAATCCTCACCCGCGCTTACGGCGTGCCGACCAAAGCCATCGCCGGCCGCTTCCCGCTCTTCAATCCCAAGGTGCACGTCATAAGGCACGCCGATGTCCCGGCCGGCACCCGCTACCATTGGGTCGATCCGGCGTCTGGCAAGAACTGGGCCATGCTGTGGACGGTTTTCGACGCTGCGGGACGCACCATCATTTACCGAGAATGGCCCAACCAAATCGATTATGTTGAGGGCGTTGGCTACGCGGGCGAGTGGGCACTGCCCGATGGCAAGAAAATGGACGGCCGTCCTGGCCCCGCCATGCAGGACTTCGGCTTTGGCCTCGAGCGGTACAAGGACGAGATCCTGCGCGTTGAGGCCGGCGAGCCCATCTTTGAAAGGTGGATGGACAGCCGGTATGGGCACTCCAAGACCCTTGGTAAGGAAGCGCCAACGACCCTCATCGATGAGATGGCAAGCCTCGACATGTTCTTCACGGCCACCCCAGGCGACTCCATTGACGAGGGCGTTGGCATGATCAATGACGCCCTGTCATACAATCCCGAACTCCCGGTAGACGCCCGCAACCAACCGCGGCTGTACATTTCAGAGAACTGCAAGAACACGATCTATGCGCTGCAGACCTACACCGCTGCTGACGGAAAGCGCGGGGCCGTTAAAGACTGGGTAGATCTTTGCCGTTATATCTGCCTGTCCGACGCCATGTTCATCGACGGCGACTCCATGAAATCCCGCGGAGGCGGCAGCTACTAATTATGAAAACCGACAAAGCCAAGATGGCGTGCAACAAACCCAAGCGCACGCCAAGTCACCCAACGAAGTCCCATGTCGTCAAAGCCTGCGGCGATGCCCTGCCGGTCGGCGGCAAGCTGATCCGCTTCGGCCAGCAAGGCGTCAAGGGCTCGCCTGACGGCAGCGCGCGCAACAAGGCATTCAAGGCGAGACATGCTAAAAACATCGCCAAGGGCAAGGGCAGCGCTGCGTACTGGGCCGACAAGTCCAAATGGTGAGCGACAAAAATTATCGCAAGCCATGACCACGCTCTTCCGCGGCCAAGCCCCGCCACCGGACAATTGGAAGGTTGCCCCCGGCGGCCATCCCTTGTGCCAAGTCTGCGAGCAGCCCCTCACCGTCAACTGGCTCCGCGACCCGCAACTTGGGCCGTGCTGCCTTGAGTGCGCCCCGCACGTCATCAACGCCGACAAGCTGCTCCACAGCATACGAATCGCACGATAGTTCAAGCCACTTTAACTACTAACCAAAAACTATGCACCTAACCATTAGTACACGCCGCCAACATGTCGTCATGGACATGTATACAAAACCCGAAGATTTCGACATGTCCGGCGCCCTAGCCTTCGCGCGCGACCAAGCCCCAGCCGGCGTCCTCGCCATCATGCTCACCCTGCAAGACCGCATTGCCGACGCCATCTTGCTGGTCAGCAATATGGCCACTGCGAAAGACCCCGGTTTCCTCGCCCACGCCGCCGGCCAGCTTAACGCTTTGCAGGAGCTGTGGGACGACCTTGAGACCAAGCGCGCCGAGGCGAGCAGGCTGTCCTAGGGCGTGCAGCCACTTGTCGCTTTCTGACAGTTGGTATCACAAAACGATACTATCGTTAGGACATCGGCCCACGGCGTCCTGTCTGGCGTTACAAATCCGCGGCTTGATTTATAACGCCCAGATCGACTAAGAGTTAATCTGCCGCCGCCAGTCCAAACCCGCACAAGTGTTGCCTTTCCTATCCGGGCAAACCTGCCTCTGTAGAAAAATAAATGCTGGACAAATGTCCAGCTATGCCGCATAATCAGGTTATCGAATGAGGAGTGCCCCGCTAAGTCGTGGCTGTGGTTTGTTATTCGGTCGGTCTGGCAGACGCACTGCCTGGTTACTTCTTGGGAGGTTACCCCATGGCGACAGAAAATGCAGCTTCCGCTGCGGAAATAGACGATATCGTTGGCATCAGTGAGGCTTTGGCCGGCTTAGAGCCAGTCAAGACCGAGCCCAACGACAAGCTCATTGACAACGACGAGACGGAATCTTCCGAAAGTGAAGATCCGAACGAAGATGACGCCGAGGAGAAGGACGAGGAGAAATCTGACCCCGACTCCGAGGAAAAGGAAGACGACGAAGAGTCCGAGGACGAAGACGAGACGCCCGGTCAGGAAAAGGTCCAGAAACGGATCGATAAGCTGACCGCCAAGCGCAAGGAGGCCGAAGAAAAGGCCGCCGCGCTTTCCACCGACTACGAGCAGGCCAAAGCCCGGCTCGCCGAGCTGGAAGCCCAAGTCAACGAGTCCGCGCGCCCCGTCCTGCAGCCAACTGCGGAGAACCCGCTGGCCGATGTGGACACCGACGACGCCTTGGACGCCAAGATCAAATCCGCGCAGGAAGTGCGCCGATGGGCTCTTCGCAATACGGACGGCGCCACGGTCAAACGCCCAGACGGCAGCGAGGTCTATGTAGACAGCGACGCCGTCAAAGAATACCTGCTCAAAGCAGATGACGTTCTCACCGTCCACGCTCCCGCCCGCAAGCAATGGCTCGCCCAGCGCGCCCCAGCGGTTGAAGCCGCCAAAAACGTCTTCCCCGACATCTTCAAAAAGGGATCGCCCATGAACCAAGCCTTCCAGGCCACGATCAAGCAGGCGCCCGAGTTACTGAAGCTGCCCCAAGCTGAATACTGGGTCGGCCTCGCCCTCTACGGCGAACAGCAACTCATGTCCCGTCAGCAAGCCGACGCCGCCAAGGCCAAAGCCGCTGACAAAATCTCGTCGAAAAAGTCAGAAGCCAAATCCGTCCCAACTCCCGCAGGTCCGGTTAGTTCGCAGAAATCTGCCACCAAAGACAAAGGCGGCAAACAAGCCGCCGCCCGGCTCTTTGAGCGCGGTGATCGAGATGCTCTCGAGAACTTCGCCATGAGCCTGATCAGTTAACAACCAACCTAACCTAAGGAGATACTATTATGGCGGGAACAATTTTCCCTAATTTCAGCGGTCTTCGCGAAGATCTGTCCGATGTCATTTCGGTCGTCGATGCGAAAAACACGCCGTTCATCTCGACTGCCCGCAAAGGCAGCGACATCACCAACGCTAACGTTTACAGCTTTCAAGCTGACAAATACAACGACCCGTCCTTCGACGGCGTGTTGAGCAACGCGGACGTTTCCACGTTCGACGACCCCAGCAAAAACCGCGCCCTCTTGAGCGCCCGTGCGCAAAAGTATCGCCGCACCGTCCTCGTGGATGACATGAGTCAGCACGCCAGCGACGTTGCCGGTATTGGCCGCAAGAAACTGCTCGCCGATGGCATCGCCAAGGCGATGGTCGAAATCAAGCGTGACATGGAGTCAAGCTTCTGTTCCGCCCGCGAGTCCCAGACTCAGGCCGGTTCCAATCCGTATCGCACCCGTGGATTGTTTTCCTGGGTGGCAAGCGCCGCGCAAAGTGATTTGCCGGTGCCTACGGATTACCGCACACCGTCCGCCAGCATCAACACCTCGGCGGTTGGCGCAGTCACCGAAGCTGAAGTGCAGACGCTCCTCCAGAGCATCTACTCGCAGTCCGGTCAGGTCGATGAAATGGTTTTGCTTTGCGGACCTTCGCTCAAGCGCCAGTTCACCTCCTTCACCCGTTTCAGCACAGGTGCCACGTCGAATGCCCTCAGCATCCGCACGTTCAACCAGTCTGCTGACAGCAAGCGCATCATCTCGGCGATTAATTTCTTCGAGGGAGACTTCGGATCGCTGCGCCTCGTCAATAGCTTGTTCCTGCGCAAGGACAGCACCACCACTGCCCAAGAAGGCTCCGGCCTTGTCTTGGACATGGACAAGTGCGAAGTCCGCTTCGCCCGCCGTCCGCGGATGGTTGAGCTTGAGGATCAAGGTGGCGGCCCCAGGGCGCTCATTGATGCAATCGCTTCGGTCACCTGCTTGTCGCCTCAGGGCATGGGCAAGTTCACTGCCGGCGTCTAATTCAACCAATAAAGAGAAAAAAACATGACTGCATACGAACTGCCCGCAAACACCAAAGCCGCTACCGGCTTCACACACCTCATCACGGTCGATCACGTTGATCTCACCACGACGACTGCAGCGACCGCCCAGACCATCGAACTGCTTGACCTCCCGGTCGGCACGGTGGTCAACAAGGTCGCCTACAAGTTGGTCACGCCGTTTGAAGACATCAGCGATGCCGCCTACAACGACACCGACTTCTCGGTGGGCGAAACCGGCGACGTTGATGAGTTCATCGACGAGACCGAAGTGAACAAGAACGGCACCGAGATTTCTTACTCGGCCGGCTTCACCTTCACTGACGCCTCCTGCACGCTGCCGCGCGTTTACACCACGGCCAGCAAGCTGACCGCGACCTTCGCCGGAATGACGGCCAAGTCCCTCAGCGACTTGGACGCCGGCAAGGTTGAGGTCTACGTCAGTCTGACTGACCTGACCGCGATCTAAGTTAGACCAAGTCTTGAACCACCTGCGGCCCGCTCCGGCGGGCTGCAGCTTTCAGGATGGCTGACGAATTTTGGAAACACATCGTCGCCGATCTGGATGACGAACTAGCCCACCTGGTCAAAGAGGAACTCACGACCGGCTGGAACGCCAAGTCCGTCATGGCCGGCCTTGAGCAGCGGCGCATCAAAGAGGCGACCGACATGCTTGAGCACTGCGCCGTCGAAGGCGTTGGCCAGCACACCATGTCGGTCGATCCCGATGTCTACTGGGCATGGGAATCCATTGAGCCCGGATGCTGGGCCGACAAGCAGTGGCGCAACGACTTCAAAAAGCGTCACCCCGAGACCGCCGTCCACTACACCCCGCGCCGCACAACGGTGCTTGTCCCTTAAATGATCAAAGCACCCAACCGCGAAAAGATCGCTGAAATCATCAGCGACATCGACCAGGCTGACAGCGACGGCAGCACCTACATCTCGCGGAAGTTGCGCAATTGGAACACCCGCTTCTGCATCTGGCCGGGCATGAGCGACGACGGCCGCAAGCACCAAGCCGCACTGGGCCAACGCCCCTTTCCTTTTGAGGGTTCCTTGGATTCCCGCGTGAGGCTCAGTGACACCATTGTGCGCGACCATATCGCCATGCTCACCTCGGCCTTTTTCAAAGCCAGAGTCCAGGTGCAGCCGACCGAAAGCATGGACCTCGTCAAGCGCCAAGCCGCCGAGACCGTGCTCAAATGGCTCCTCTTCCAGCACTGCTTGGACGACCTCCGGCGCGAGGTCCAGCTCGCCGCCAACTACCGCGAGACCTACGGGCTCGCCGTCATGCAGGTCGATTGGGTGCAGACCACACGCACCGAGATCAAGACCTTCAGCTTGCAAGACGCCATGATGATGCTGGAGTCCGCCGCCCAGCAAGACCCCGAGCAAGCCGCCAACCTGCAAGCGCTCATCGAGGTCGTCCTTGACCCGGAGCAGGAAGAATTGGCCACCCAGCTCCTTGGCGAGATCGTTCCCGAACTTGGCAAGGCCGCCAAGGTCCGCGAGCTGCGCGAAAAGGGCGTGGTCGAATGGGAGCAGCCCTACATTTTTGAGAGCCGTCCGCAGTGGACCGCCCTGGAGCCGTGGGAAGACATCATCTTCCCCGCGCAGTCCTACTCTCTGCAACGTGCCGCGTTCGTTGCCCGGCGTGAATTAATCACTGAAACGGAGTTGCGCGAGCGGGCCGTTGTCGAGGGCTGGGACGAAGACTGGGTCGATGAGGTTGCCACCAAAAAGGGCGACGTGAAGCGCATCAGCCTCAACCTCCACCGCAGCGACCAGTTCCTCTACGAGCAGAGCCGCGACATGATTGAGATCTGGCACGTCTTCAGGAAAGAGCACGACAAGAAAGCCAAGGCCACCCGCGTCACCCGCACCGTCCTCTCCTACCACGTCCCCGACAACGTCGCCATCCACGACATCCTGCCCTACGAGCACGGCTTATATCCGTTCATTGAACTGCCCCGCGAGCGCAGCACCCGCCCGCTCCTCGAGTCCCGCGGTGTGCCGGAAATCTGCCAGTCCGCTCAGGACGAAATCAAAATCCAAAGGGATATGAGAGGCGACCGCGCAAGTCTCACCACGTTGCCTCCCCTACGCGTGCCCGCCAACCGCGGCAAAATGGAACTCATCCTCGGTCCCGGCGTGCAAATCCCTGAGCGCCGCGCCGGCGAGATCTCATGGATGGAGCCGCCGCGCCCTGACAACGGCAGCATCGAAACCGAGGTCAGCATCCGCAACGACATCGACAACTACTTTGGCCGCATAAGCCAATCCGTCCCGCCGCAGCGCTACATGCTGCACACGCAGGAGATGATCGACGGCTGGCTTCTTGACATGAAACTCTGCCTCGCCCAGACCCTTGCGCTCATCCAGCAGTATATGACGCCCGAAGAGCTGGCCAGAGTCACGGGCAACGGCATGCAGATCACCAACTCGCCGGCCGACATCCGCGGCCGCTTTGACATTTCTGCGAGCTTCGACAGTCGCCTCATGGACGCCGACCAGACCGAGGCCAAGATGCAGTTCATCGCCCAGACCCTCATTCCGCTGGATTCCTTCGGCGTCATCGACCGGGCGAATTTGATCAAGTTCATGCTCGGCAGCGTCGATCAAAACCTTGCCGACCTCTTGGTCCAAGACATCGGCGCCGCGACCCAAAGCGAGATCGAGGACGAGCAAGTCCAGTTTGCCAAGATCAGCGCCGGCACCGAGCCGCAGCTCAAGGAAGGCGGACAGAACGCGCAGATCAGACTGCAAACCCTGCAGCAGATCGTGCAGGCCAACCCTGCCGTGCAGCAGCGCTACCAACAGGACGAGATCTTTAGAAAGATGATCTATGCAAGGGCGCAAGCCTTTAGCTTCCAACTCCAGCAGCAGCAGAACGCCCAGATCGGCCGCATCGGCTCCCAGCCCGCGCTGCAGAAGATGAACCAAGACGCCCAGATGGGAATGGCCACCCCGCAACAACCCGCCGCCTAACGCCATGCATCCAAACATCTCCGTCCGCAACATCGCTGGTCTAAACATCCCGCAACACGACCACGTTGCCCTTGCCTACGTCAGCACGACTAACAACCTCGCCACTGTGACCTACAAGGAAGGCGGCAGCGGCGGGCAGACGGTCGCCACGCTCACCTTCACTTACGTCGGCGGCACACCGTCCTCCGATGACGCAGACATCGCCACCGTGACCCGAAGCTAATGGCTATTCGCTTCAATCCGCTGACAGGCAACTTCGACTTCACCGGAAGCGGAGGCGGCGGCGACTCGTATATTGACGGCGAGGTCGCAACCTACGCGGACCTTCCCCTCGACGGCACCGCCGCGATCAACTCCGCATGGCTTGTCCGCACTGCCAGCGGCGTCTGGCCGGTCACGCGAAAGCAGGCGGGCATCTACATCAGAACCGCGACCGGCGGCAGCAACCGCGATTCTGACTACACCTACGCAGGCACGCTGCCGGACGTGTTTAGCGACTCGCAGTTTTTGCTCTACGACAATTCTGACAGCACCAAGAACCTCGCCTTTGACCTCGGCAGCATCACCACCGGCACCACCCGCACGCTGACCGCACCGAATGCGTCTGGCACCATCGCGCTGACCAGCGACTTCGCCGCCCCGCCGGCCATCGGCAACACAACCGCCGCCGCCGCGAATTTCACGACCATCGGCGCATCAGGAATTGTTAGCCCAGCCACGACAACAGCATCCCCTCCAACAACAACAACAGCAGCACGGGGGATTCAG